TCGGCGCTGAAGATGCTGGTCAGTCCCTTCCAGTGGCTATTGCTGCTAAGGCAGCTGCTGATGCTGCTGTGGTTACTGCTAATGCAGCCGCTGCAGACGCTACAGAAGCCCTCACAACGGCTAATGCAGCTGATGCTATAGCCAATACAGCCAACACCAATGCCAACCAGGCTCTGGTGGACTCCAGCGCAGCCCTGCTTGCTGCTGGTAACGCTCTTGCAGAGGTCGAACTGGCCCAGCAGAGTGCTCAAGCGGCCGAAGATAGTGCTGCAGCTGCTGAAGCTGCCGCTGCTAACGCTCAAACGTCCGCAGATGCTGCAGTTACATCTGCAAACACGGCTGTCACTACGGCCAATGCAGCTCAAACTACAGCAAATAACGCTCAAACCACGGCAACTAACGCTCAAAGCACTGCAAATACTGCTAACAGCAGAGCTGCAGCCGCTGAAACTGATGCTGCCCAGGCTGTCGCTGTTGCTCAGGCAGCTGCTGACGCTGTGGGTGATGCCCTGCTGTTTGACAGCTATCCGAACCTGGCAGCTCTGCCTGCTGGTACCTCCGGAGACGCTGCTGAGGTTGTTGATTCTACTGGTGTGGAGTCTGACAGCCGTATCACAGGCGTCCCTGCTGGATTCGTTGGTGACCCTGGCCTGCTGGTCCGTCTGATCAAGAACGGTACCTGGCAGTTCCAATCCTATACCCCCAACGATCCTGACAACCGGTATCTGAACCCCACAGATGCTGCTGCTATCGACGCTGGTATTGCTGCTGCCCAGGCTACTGCCGATGCAGCCCTGCCTAAGTCCGGTGGCACGATGACTGGGATCATCAACTTCGCCCCTGCACAGGACTTTGGCGTCCAAGATGCCTCTACAACTGTCAAGGGTATCGTACAGCTCAGCAACAGCGTTTCATCCACCTCACAGACCCTTGCAGCGACCCCTCGGGCCGTCAAGGACGCCTATGATGCTGGTGTAAACGCCAACAATGCTGCTGGTGTAGCTCTGACTGCAGCCAACAATGCTCAGGGCACAGCCAACCAGGCCAACACTACAGCTAATGCAGCCCTGCCCAGGTCTGGCGGCACGATGACAGGTGAAATCACCTTCTCTGCTAACCAGAACTTCCCTAACAGCGGCCTGCCTACAGCTAACGCTACTTCAGCTGGTGTATCCAAGCTGTCCAGCTCTGTCACCTCCAACATCGGTACTGACGGCGGCATCTCAGCAACTCCTGCTGCAGTCAAAGCTGCTTACGACCGTGGCTCACAGGGCGTGGCATCTGCTAATGCTGCTACAACCACCGCCAACTTGGCCCTGCCTAAGTCTGGTGGTACCATGACCGGCACGATTAACTTCGTATCTGGCCAGACCTTCAACGTACAGACCGGTAACGCCTCTACCAAAGGTATCCTCCAGCTCTCCAACCGTGTCGACTTCTCCTCTGGGATGTCCAACGGCTATGCTGCGACCCCTTCTGCGGTCAAGCAAGCATACGATAAAGCTGAAGATGCTCTGGCAGCTGCTAGTGCTATTGCTGTTACCACCGGCACCTGGAACCCGTCTGTTTCCAAGCTGGACAACGACAACCAGGATGGCTACTGGTACCGCATTGGTGACCTTGTATTCATCAACTTCCGGTACAGCTGGGATGGTAAGAGCAGCAATGGTGACGACTTCGAGATTGACAACCTGCCCTTTACTGCAGCTGAGTCATACAACGGTGTGACCTTTGCTGCTTCACGCGGGTTGCCTCCGGAATCCTTTGATGATGGCGAAGACAGGTTCTTCAAAGCCATCTACATGCACATTCCTGAGGGCAGCAAGAAGATCGAACTGCGTCTCCAAGACGTATCCGACAGCAGCCCTGACCGGCTCCAGACCAACTCCTGCGACGATGAAGGATACATCTGGGGATCCGGCGTTTACATTGCACAGTAACTATGCGGAGCCGATACTTCGGCCCTGCACGTCCTGTTTCTCCTAAGAAAGACTGGTTACTAGACGGCTTCAAGTGTGATTCTTGGAGCCGTGACCAGTCCAAACCGCCTCCGATTTACTTGAGGCCCCGCGATGAACCCGATCCGCCCCCGGTGGTGGTCGAGTTCTATGAGTATATCGACTCCCAAGGCTACCCCTATGACCTTGGTAAAGGCGATGCCATCGTGGACATGCAGGCCAACCCTGAAGAAGCCTTCTATGATTTACAAGGTGCCTTCACCTATACATACATTGATAGGCAAGGGTACCCATACGACCTTGAGAACGGCGCATTTACAGTCGACCTGGAGGTTGCCCAACTCAGAAACATCTTCGATCTTGACTAATGGCAGATAGATTACAGTTCCGTGGAGCCTTCTCCGTGGACATTCCGAGTACTGATGTATTCGACAGAGAACTGATCTTCGACCTGGATCGGAATACTCTTGTGTTAGGCAGTCAGAAGTCTCTAGTTCTGACTACTGATCTTGGTTATACCAAGGGTCAGGTCGACAATCTCATTGCTAACAACCCCGGACCCGAAGGTCCTGAAGGTCCAAGAGGTCCTCAGGGGCCCCCAGGAGCCGATGGAGAGGACGGGGAAGACGGCCGTGATGGTACAGACGGTACAGATGGTCAGGACGGCCTTCCTGGCGCTCCTGGCCTCCAAGGCGACAAGGGCGACAAAGGCGATAAGGGCGATAAGGGCGACCCAGGCCCTGAAGGTCCTGAAGGCCCAGCCTCTACACAGCCCGGTCCTAAGGGTGATCCTGGTGAAAAGGGTGATCCTGGCGAAGAAGGTCCTAAAGGTGACAAAGGAGACAAAGGAGATCCTGGTGAGCAAGGCCCCGAGGGCCCTGAAGGCCCGGAAGGTCCTGCTTCTACTGTCCAAGGACCCAAAGGTGACCCCGGTGAAAAGGGTGACAAGGGTGATCCCGGTGATCCTGGCCAAGACGGCGAGGACGGTGACCCCGGCCCAAGAGGTTTCAAGGGAGATCCCGGCGACGAAGGTCCCAAAGGCGACAAAGGAGATCCTGGTGAACAGGGTCTTAAAGGCGACAAAGGTGACAAAGGTGATCCTGGCGATCCTGGTGAGGATGGTGAGGATGGTCTTAAGGGTGACAAAGGCGATAAGGGTGACAAGGGTGACCCAGGTGACCCAGGTCCACTGAATCCTTTTGCTGATAAGTCCAAAAGGCTTGCCCCAGTCAACGTTAATGACGTTGGTGGTGCCATGGTTGTCGACAATCAGGGCTCCTACATCACTTGGTCCCAGAACATCCGCTATCAGGGCACTACCTACAACAACTCTGCTGGCTCTGGAGCCATGGTCTTTTGTAATAACAAAGGCTTAGGTGGCGGTGGCTGGCACTTCGTCAACCGTACTGGCGTCCTCGGTACTCAGATTACAGATTCTGGTGAGCTGGTTTCCAATGCTTACCGCATGAATGAGTCTGGAACCGACACTGGTATGTACTCCGGTGGTGACAACGTCCTTCAGTTTAAGTCCTCAAACGCTGTTGCCCTCACAATCGGCCCTTCTCGCATCGATGCTAGTAAGGACCTCTACGACAAGAATGGCGATCTCATCACTGGTGGCGGTGGTGGAGGCGGTGGCTGGGAGGCAACTCCTGCTTACATCTCTCTATCCCTGTCTGGATCCCAGCTGCTGACGACCACATTCACAAAGCTCTCTGGCTTAACCGTCCTCGAAACAGACAGCACCAAGGCTATTACTCGTAGCTCAGGAACCATCACGTTCCTGCAGGGTGGCGTCTATCAGATTGGTTACGTCGTATTCATGCGCCAGACTTCAGGTGGTAACCGCCTGGAGATGAGAGCCAAGTTCTACTCCAATGGTTCTGCCATTGAGGCTAGTACTTCCTCTGGCTACAGCAGGAATACTGTGCAAGAAGGAACCAGCTGCTCTGGCTCCATGGTCAAACAGTTCTCTGCCAACGACACCCTGGAAGTCAGGGTTAGTAAGGACTCCGGTGTAACCGGCGAAGTGGAATCTGCCGTCATGTACGCATACCGCATCGCCTAAAGGCTAACTAGCGGGCACCCACCAGGGTTGGTTAGCCTAACAAGCCCGTGTACCCCACTGGGAGATCCATCGCAGCACCTACGCATAACTGAGGTAACATGATTGAACCCATTATAGGTGGTCTGTTCGCCCTGTTCATTGCAGCTGCAGGCGGTAGTGTAACTTACGTTCTGAAGCTCGATGATCGGCTCGACCGACTCGAAGTCAAGATGGCGGAAGACTATGCAACCAAGAGTGAGCTTGTCCGCGCACAGGAGAAGCTCGACTTCATTATCTACGAACTCTCACACACAAACAAATGAAAGGACTCGCACAAGCTGCCCTTAAGTGGGCCAAGGAGTATGTCATCGAGTGGCTTATCAGCCCCGAAGGCAGAGAGGTCCTGTTGGAGCTGGTTGAGAAACTAGCTGCTCGGACTGACAACAAGATCGACGATTACATCGTTGAGATTGTCCGTAAAGGAACCGAGCCGGAGGCCTGATGGCAAAGCGAGCAAGCGAAGACTTGTTCGACGAGCTACACAGCCTACTGACCAATGAGTTGGTCGGTCGCATCAAATCTGGAGAGGCCACCACAGCCGACCTCCGTGCTGCGATCGACTGGCTTTCCAAGAACGACATTACCGGGGTGGCTGTCGAAGGCAGCCCCCTGGCTTCCCTCATGGGCATGATCCCAGACCTGACGTTCGAGGAGGTCAACAGTGGCAGGTAACTCGAAGACATCAAGGTACTATCGCAAGAACCCCAAGGCAGCGGCCAAGCGTAAAGCTTATGACCGTAAGTACTCTAAGAAGAACTACGGTTCCGAGGCCCCTGACTCAGCCAAGAAACGCAAGCGGAACAAGACCGCTGCAGCTCGCCACTCATGGCGCAAGAAGAACGGTATGGTGAACACCCGCAAGGGTAAGGGCAGAGATGCCTCCCATACTAAGAGCGGACGGATGGTCGCAGAATCATCCCGCAAGAACCGCTCACGGAACGGCAAGAACGGCCGGTCCACCAAGAAGTAAACCCCAACACTAATGAGCCACCGATGGACAGCCCCCGAAGCCTCATGCACGATCTTCTCACCTTCCGCGCTTCTGATGCGAAGCGTATGTGGAAAGAGAACATCCTGGCTCGGGATAACCACACATGCACTTACTGCGGCTCGAAAGACAACCTGACTCTCGACCACATAGTACCTCGCTGTAAAGGCGGGGCACGTTGGGACGCCAACAACGTGACCACTGCTTGTCGACAATGCAACCAACTAAAAGGCTCGATGTACTTAGACGAGTTCTTATTAAGCTATGGATTACCAACAGGGTGACACGATCACCTCAGGCGGTGTAACTTACACCTACAACGGATCCTCTTGGACGTACGTTCAGGACAAGGTCCCCGGTGGAGTATCCTCTACCATCACATTCGCTGGGACCCCGGTCCCCGACCCTGCAACCGCTCTCATCGACGATCAGAAGGAGTACGACTTCGCTGTTCTCGCTGGACTGGCTACAGGAGCCCTATACGCTAACACAGTTCAAGCAGGTTAATGACCCAAAACATCATTGATATTCTCGGTATCAATACCCTTGCTCTTCGTGGCAAAGGCACCGAGTTTAACCGTTTCAGCCGCTTCTTCCAGTCCGTCGATGACGCCCGTGAGTCAGTCGCTACTGGTGACTACGTTCCCACTCCGGGTCTGACCAATGCCGTCCTGATCCTGGGCATCGGCATTGCTATCTATTCCTTCGACCTCGAAGACTTCGTTGCTATCCAAGACCTCGCAGCTGCTGGCAACCAGGCTAGCCGCTACATCGAGCTGGATGGTGCCAACGATTATATCGAGTTCACAAGCCTCCAGGGCGGCACCGAGAACGTCCTCGACTGGTCTAAGGACTGGTCCATCGGACTGACCCTCGTCGGCCTTACAGAGACCACCAGCGACAACAAGCTGATGACTCTGTTCTCCAACGGCAACAACGCCATCTTCCTCCGTCGTGGTGGAACGAACTGGGGTATGTATGTCACAGGTGACGCCAACCTTCAGCACGGTGCTAACACTTGGTATGCTCCCACAGCTACCAGCCGCCTGCTGTTTACTTACGACGCTTCGACCTATCGTCTGAAGTATTACCTGGGTGAGCCCGCTTCAGGCACCTATGCCTTGCGAGCCAACCTGCTGGTCAACGCCAACACCCGTGTCAACCAAGTTGGTAACAGCCTCTGCATCGGCAAAGGCGTCAACACCAACCTTGGCACTAGCGCCCTCTGGGACGGTGGCGTCAACAACCTCATCATTTCTGATCAAGTCCTCGTTGGCCCCCAGGTCGATGAGTTCTTCCAGACCGGTGAGGCTTTCACTGAGCATGAGTACTACGCTGACCTGACCACCTACGCCCGCCTGGGTGAGGACACATACCCCAACGTGGTGGACACCAAGTCCAACGCAACCGGTGTGCTGGTCAACGGTGCAGCCAACGACTTCGTTGACATCCCGACTGAATAATGACAGTAAACACTACGTTCCTCCCCAAGACGAACGGTTTAGTGTTTGACCCTCGCCTGCAGGCACGTTCCGACAAGGGACGTGTCTATGGCTTGGTTGGTGGCGAAACGGAGGGCGGCCTTGTCGAACCTCCTGTCGCTGCTACTCCTCCTGGTATTACTGGCCAGCCATTTGTGTTTGAGACCTTGACGGTCGATCCACCTGACGTGGCTGGTTCACTTGCTTTCCCTTACTCTGGCTTCAGCTATGTCTGGGGCTATGCAACAGAAACCAAGATCATTGGTACCGGTGAGACCTATGTAGTGCAGCCCGAGGACGTGGGCAAACAGATTGTAGTGGCAGCTGTTGTGAGAGCTAATCGCAACGTAGTCCTACCCTCTGAGCCCACAACTGCTATCGGCTGGCTTCCGCCAAACCCGCAGGTGGTAACTCCTCCTCCGGCTAACCTGCACTTCGAGCTGGGTAAGAAGATTGAAGTGACAGCTGAGTTCTCTGTACGCTATCAGCGTCAGGGTACCTGCTTCCAGTTCATCAACCCAGACGGTCAACCTAAGCCCTTCAACCGTGGACAGATCGAAAAGGCCTATCCCGGTACTGAAGTACGAATCACAAACGCAGACAAGGACGCAGATGGCTTGTCTGTTCTGACCATTGAGATCCTCTCCAAGGACGGTGGCTTCCCTACTCAAGGGAGGTACCGCGTCAAGGACGAGAACACCTACACTGGTCAATCTGCATCTGACATCGAACTCTTTACAGTAACTCATTCATGACTGCTGAAACCTTTGACATCGTAAAGCGCAAGGCCACCGTGTGGTCCCGCGACCGCAAGAACGGCGGCTCTGCTGCTGCTTCTGGCGCTGACTTCGCCTCTGTTACCGACGTGAACGGCGCACTTGACGTGTGCTCCGAAGCTTGGAAGACCGAGCACACTGTGACTGCCGACTCCATCGGTAAAGCCCAGCACATCGACGCTGTCTGATACTGATGGCCTCTAAGAAGAAGGGGGCTATGAAAGGATGCGGGATCAAGAATGGATGCAAGTCCAAGAAAGGCGGCCTGACAGCTAAAGGCCGCGCCCGCATTAACAAGAAGACTGGATCAAACCTGAAGGCCCCCGTGACCGGCAAGGTCAAGCCTGGATCCAAGGCCGCAGGCCGTCGTAAGTCCTTCTGTGCTCGTAGCAGAAGCTGGACTGGACCTCGCGGTAAAGCAGCGCGTCGGCGCTGGAAATGCTAACTCTTATCTAATCAATCATGCCCCAAGGACCTGGAACATACGGCTCAAAGCGTGGCCGTCCCCCTGTGAAGAAGGCCGCTGCTAAGCGTCCTGCCAAGCGTACAGCGAGGAAGAAGAGATGAGCCTGTATCGCAACATCAACAAGCGGAAGCGGGCTGGTACTAGCCGCTCCAAGAAGAACTCAACTGTCTCGGCTAAGTCGTATGCCGCGATGAAGAAGGGCTTCCCGAAAAAGAAGAAGTCCAAAAAGTAAATCCCGCAGGCCCCTAACGGGGCCTTTTCTTATGGCTCCTGCTGTCCAAACTGCAAACATGGACTACCTCTACAAAGCATTGACCTCTGGTATGGTCGATGTGTTGTCAGGTGGTAAGATCCCCAAGATGTCACACAATCAAGCTTCAGGTTTGATTGGATCATGGATTGTCGAGACCGGCAAACCCGGCCTGGAAGGTTTAGACGTTGTCGAACGAGGCAACAACAATGCTGGACGAGGTCTGTCCCAATACACTGGTGTTAGGCGTGATCCTTATGACGTAGCCCGTGCTGATGCGTTAGCTGCTGGTAAGGACGTGCAGGGTGCTGAATGGCAGCTGAAGTACTTCATTGACGAGTACGTCGGCAGGCACGACAGAGGTGGTAACAGCATGATTGGCTGGACACGCATCTTCGAGAACGCACCAAAGCAAGGAACACCTGCTGAGTTCGCGGACTACTACACCGGCAGTGAGGCTGAGGCTCGCGGTTACTTCCGCCCTGGTACGCCACACCTCAAGCAACGTATGGATGCGGCTATGGCCGTGTCTGAGATATATCAGCGCCAGAAGGCCGCTGCAGTCGAGCTGAAGAAGCCACAACCCCTGCCTCCTAGTGCAGGTAACACTGTGACGACTTATGCCCCTCAGCAGCCCGTAAACAAGACTCTGAGCAAGCTGAACATTCCCGTACTTAACCAGTTCTGATGAAACGCCCTGACTTTACCTTTAATGGTTGGCAGGAGCTGTCAGATGCGATCTATAAGGCCTTCCCTGAGTGGTTGGCCTTTCTGCTCTCTGCATACCTCTGGGGCTTAGAGCAGCGTTATATCGCCTACAAGGTGCGTAAGGCCGTCGATGACGCAATCCTACCTCACCTACCCCCTTCGCCTGTTATAGAGCCTCCTAGATACCACTCAGAGCCTTCTGAGGTTGAAGGGTTAGACACCATCTCATTCACCTATGACTTCGCAGCCAAACGTCCTAGACAGGATGAAGGATGACTTTAAGGTCTTCCTGACACTCGTATGGCATGAGCTTGGCCTCCCTAAGCCGACCCGTGCCCAACTCGCCATCGCAGATTACCTACAACATGGACCAAAGCGACTACAGATCAGTGCTTTCCGAGGAGTCGGTAAGTCTTGGATTACAGCTGCCTTTGTACTGTGGCAGCTCTTTAATGATCATGATAAGAAGATCATGGTTATCTCAGCATCCAAAGAACGGGCCGACAGCTTCAGCCTGTTTTGTCAGCGACTTATCATTGACATTAAATGGCTCCAGTTCCTACAGCCCCGTGACAACGATCAACGATGGTCTCGAATAAGCTTCGATGTTGGGCCTGCGAAACCACACCAAGCCCCCTCTGTAAAGTCTGTGGGTATCACTGGTCAAATGACCGGAAGCCGCGCAGACCTGATGATCTTCGACGACGTGGAGGTCCCACTCAACTCAGCAACGGACGCACAACGTGAGAAACTCCTTCAGCTGGTCACAGAGTCTGAATCGATTCTTACACCAAAGCCAGAATCCCGAATCCTATTCCTGGGGACTCCGCAGTCGGTATTCACAATCTACCGAAAGCTTGCCGAACGGTCGTACAGGCCATTTGTATGGCCCGCAAGATACCCTCGGGACCTCAGCAAATATGAGGGACTACTCGCGCCGCAGCTGGTCGAAGACCTTGAGACCCAAGAGGATCTGACCTGGAAACCTACCGATGCACGATTCGATGAGCATGATCTCCTAGAACGTGAGTCGGCTATGGGCCGGTCCAACTTTATGCTGCAGTTCATGCTGGATACCAGCCTGTCTGATGCTGAGAAGTTCCCCCTCAAGTTCCAAGACCTCATAGTAACCCCACTTGGTAATGAATGTGCCGAACGATACGCTTGGTCAGCTGATAGTCGTTATCTTATTAGGGACTTACAGCCTGTTGGCCTTCCGGGTGATCGATTCTATGCCCCAATGTATATCGACGAGGGTATGGTCGATTACCAGGAGACTATTGTTAGCGTTGACCCCAGTGGACGCGGTACCGACGAAACGGTCGCTGTTGTTCTTAGTCAGGCGAACGGGTATGTCTTTGTTCGTGATATGCGGGCTTATCGCGATGGCTACTCCGACTCGACACTCTCCGATATTGTCCGCCTTGGCAAGAGGTACCGAGCTTCACGCCTTCTAGTGGAGTCCAACTTCGGTGACGGTATGGTCTGTGAGTTGTTTAACCGACACATCCAACAGATGAACGCCGGGTTCAGCACCGAAGAGATCCGTGCATCAATGCGGAAAGAGGAGCGGATCATCGAGACATTAGAGCCGGTGATGAACCAGCACAAGCTCATCATCGATCCTAAGGTATGGGAGTATGACTATGCCTCCAACCCTGATGCTCCGCCAGAACGACGCCTGGAGTACATGCTCGGATACCAGATGTCCCGTATGTGCCGTGAGAAAGGCGCTGTAAAGCACGATGACCGGGTTGATGCCCTAGCACAGGGTGTTCAGTGGTTCGTCGATGCTCTGGCCCAGTCTGCCCACAAGGCACAAGCCATGCGTAAACACGAAGAGTGGCAGGCCATGGTTAATGCCTTTGAGAACGACCGACACCAAGCAACAGATGCCCTGGTGTTAGGACGTAGTTTTAAGACGGTTCGGATCCGTGAGAACCGTTCCTGGGACTGGACTTAGAGCGAATATAGCCGTTTGGTCCGGCAGTAAAGCAGGGAAGTGGTGCTCCCTGTGTGGATAAATGCGGTGAGTAGGCCCTCCAGATTCTCTTCGGGGGGCCTCAACACACCATAACCACCGACCGAGGGAAGCCTTGGGATACCACATCACCTCACCCCCACCTCTCCCTCCTTCGGGATGGGCGATAACTATACCACTATGAAGGTTACACTTATCTCAGCCACTGCCAAAGCAGAGGAGCTTATAGCTTACTGTGCGAGGGTATCCAATCCCAACAATCAGGACAATCCTGAGAGCAGCAGACTGATCAAGTACCTCATCACCCACAACCACTGGAGCCCGTTT